ACAGTTCTGATCTTAGAGTTATGTACAAAGTTCTTTCTGAGGGAGAATCTGAAAATAGTTTTGAAAAAGATTTTGAGTTATTCCCAGGCTTTGCTAACATAGATGATAATGGTAATGTTATTAATAAAACTAATAATGACGGAAAACCTGATAATCCTGTGACACCTTCTGCTAATGAAGCGTTTAAAGATTATGAATTCACAATTGAGGAGATATCACCATTTACAAGTTTCCAAGTCAAAATTGACATGGTTGGAACTAATCAAGCACAACCACCATACATTAAAGATCTTAGAGCTATCGCACTTGCATAATGGAAGAAGAAATTGAACTAATCCCTGTCGAAGGTAAGTCTGGATTTTATCGAGACCCTGAATCAACAGCAGTTATTAATTGTGACAAAAAGGCGTATTCGGATTATATGAATCGCAAAAAAATCTCAAAAGCTAAAAGTAATGAATTGAATAAAATGAAAGAAGACCTTGATAATGTAAAGGGTGAACTAGGAGAAATCAAAGGCCTCTTATCTACTCTTGTTCAAAAACTAAATAATTAGAAAAATGGCACAACAGGTAATCACTTTTGATCCAGATGTCGCTGTTCCATATGGTGTAAATCTTACCATATTTTCTGGTGCTGATTTTAACACTACTTTTACGATTAGAACTTCTGCTGGTTCTAGTATAGATTTTTCTAACTATACTGGAAGAAGCAATATGAAGAAATCTGCGATTGGAACTGCAAATACTTTTGGCGTGACACTTGGAGACACAGATGGTAAAGTTACTCTTTCTATGGGTTCAACTGTAACTAGAGGTTTATCCGAGGGTAGATATCTATATGATGTTAACGTAAGTTCTGGTTCCACTTTCTTTAAAATTATAGAGGGTAATGTGCTTGTCAGAACAGGTATTTCAACTTAGAGGTGAAGAATGGCTCAACCAAGTTCCAGAGAAGGATTAATAGATTACGCAAAAAGACAGTTGGGTTTTCCTGTCTTAGAGATTAACGTTGCAGATGAACAGTTTCAAGATCTGTTAGACGATGCTATTCAAATATATCAAGAGAGACATTATGACGGCATCGCAAGAATGTATTTGAAGTACAAAATTACACAAGATGATATTGACAGAGGACAAGCGAGAGGAGGAGATTCAACTTTAGGAATTACAACAACAACCACAACATCGACTGTTGGACTATCAACAACTTTTGATCTTGAAGAGAATAATAATTATATTCAAATGCCTCCATCTGTGATTGGAGTTAATAATATTTTTAAAGTTAGATCAGATACAGTTTATGATGGATTATTCAATATTCGTTATCAGTTATTTTTAAATGACTTATATGCCTTTGGATCGATTGATCTTCTTCAATATTCAATGGTTCAGACTAAACTTGAGGATATTACATTTTTATTGAATCCAGATGTAAGATATAGATTTAATATTCGTCAAGATCGTCTTTATATTGACGTTGATTGGGCAGCTGCAGTAAACGTAGATGACTACTTTGTGATTGATTGTTTTCGTATCTTAGATCCAGATGATTTTACAAGAGTCTATAACGATCCATTCTTAAAAAGATATTTTACTGCATTGTGTAAGAAACAGTGGGGCATGAATTTAATTAAATTTCAAGGTGTTCAATTGCCTGGCGGTATTCAATTAAATGGTCGTCAGATATACGATGATGGTGTCAAAGAATTGGATGAGATTAGAGCTAAGATGTCAAGTGATTATGAAATGCCACCACTTGACATGATTGGATAATGTTAAATCCTTTTTTTCTACAAGGTTCTCAGGGAGAACAAGGTTTAGTACAGGACTTAATTAATGAACAATTAAGGACTTATGGCCTTGAGTGTCATTATATTCCTCGTAAGTTGATGACATCGAGAACAATCATGAGAGAGGTAACTGAATCAAGATTTGATCAGGCATTTCCTCTTGAAGCATACTTAATGAATGTTGATGGATACGCTGGACAGGGAGATATACTCACAAAATTTGGTGTTAGAGTTACAACAGAAGCGACCTTTGTGATTTCAAGAGAAAGATTTGAAGAATCAGTTGCACCTTTTTTGGAACAACAAGAAGACGATTATGAAATATCAAATCGTCCAAGGGAGGGTGATTTATTATTCTCTCCGTTGGGAAGTAAACTTTTTGAAATCAAATATGTTGAGTTTGAAAAACCAAACTATCAATTAAGAAAAAATTACACATATCAACTTACATGTGAAGTCTTTGAATATGAGGATGAGGTTATTGATACAAACGTTGAGAAGATTGATAAGGTTGTTCAGACAGACGGATATGCTGCAAGACTTATATTATCAGGTATCGGTGTTACCGCAACTGCAAATACAACTCTTAATTTTGGTGCAGTGCAACAAATATTTTTACAGAATGATGGTTATGGATATCTTACTGCACCCACTGTTTCAATCAGCACATCACCTGGCGTAGATGCAACCGCAGTTGCAATCATGACATCTCGTTCTGGTATCGGAACTGCGAAATCCATCGACAAAATTCTTTTAATCAATCCTGGCAGTGGATACATCGGAATACCCACTGTAACCGTGCCAGGCACTGGTATAGCGACTGCTGGCATCACGACTCTAGGTTCTGTAGGTATCGTTACAATTACGTCTGGTGGTTCTGGTTACACTACTACACCAAATGTTGCGATTACCACTGCACCATCAGGAGGAACTGATGCAACTGCTGAGGCCGTCATGGTTGGTGGAACGATTAGTGCAATTAGAATTAGTAACGCTGGTAGTGGATATACAACTGCACCAACGATTACAATCGGTGCTGCAACGACAATCGGAAATGGTGATTATATCTTTAACGAGACGGTTCAAGTATCATCAGATTCTTCAGAGACTGCAAGAGTCAAAGTATGGGATGCAGGGTCTAGGACTCTTGATGTAAGTATTTTAACTAAAATGGAATTCCAAGTTGGTGAGAAAATCAAGGGTCTTGAATCTGGTGCAGAGTATGTAATTCAATCTGTGGATTATGATACACCAAATGATTATCCAAATTCTCAATATAAGGCGGATCAATATAATGATAATGCAGACTTTGAGACAGAGGCTGATGCCATATTAGACTTCTCTGAGGGCAATCCGTTCGGAACATTCTAAATAGTTAGAAAGCTTTGATATGTTAGGTACTTATTTCTATCATGAAATATTAAGAAAGACAGTTATCGGTTTCGGTACTCTCTTTAATAATATTAACGTTCGACACAAAGATGCGAGTGGGACAACTTTTAGCAACCTAAAAGTACCATTGGCTTATGGCCCAATGCAGAAATTTTTGGCAAGAATTCAACAACAACCAGAATTAGACAGAGAGACAGCAATAACTCTTCCTAGATTATCTTTTGAGATGCAGGGACTACAGTACGATCCAACTCGTAAAACTGGAATCGCACAAACTTTTCTCACACAAAATGGAACAAATGCAAAGAAAGTTTATATGCCCGTTCCATATAATATTGCATTTGAACTTAGTATCATGTCTAAGTTGAGTGATGATGCGTTACAGATATTAGAACAAATTGTTCCTTACTTTCAACCATCATTCAATATTACAATAAATTTAATTAGTTCAATTGGTGAGAAAAAAGATATTCCAATTGTTTTAGAAAGTATAAACTATAGTGACCAATATGAAGGAGGTTTTGATAGTCGTAGAATTATAATTTATACTCTATCATTCACCGCAAAAACTTATCTGTTCGGCCCAGTTGCAGATAATCCAGAAGGTCTTATCAAGAAAGTTGATGTTGACTACTATACTGATACTAATATTAAAACTGCAAGACGTAATATTAGATACAGTGCAACACCAACTGCAAAGGAAAATTATGATGATGATACAGCAACAGTTATTGATGGTGCAATATCTGAGAAGGTCACAACCTTCAAGGTTAGTGCAACTACTGATTTAGCTGCAAATCAGAGAATTATTATTGATACTGAAATCATGAAGATTAGAAGTATCAGTGGTCAGAACATAACTGTATTTCGTGGTCATGATAATACGGTCGTTGCGAAACATGAACATAATGCAAGCATCGGTGTTCTTAGTGCAACTGACAATGCATCGATTGAATTTGGTGATGACTTTGGATTTGATGAAATGTCATCATTCTTTAGTGATGGTAAAACATCCAGTCCTTCACAAGGTATAGACATCTAGGAGAGTTATGAAAAATTTTGATTCTATCGAGGAAGCACTTAACGTTGATACAGAGGTCGTTGAAAACGATAAGATTGAACCTCAAAAGAATCAACTAAAAAAGAGTGACCAAAACGACTCTGAAAAAGACTATGAATACAGTCGTGCAAACTTATATTCTCTTGTCGAGAAAGGTCAGGAAGCAGTGAATGGTATATTAGAATTGGCTCAAGAATCAGATTCTGCAAGAGCATATGAAGTTGCTGCGACTACAATTAAAGCAGTTGCAGATACAACAGATAAACTTATTGACCTACAACAAAAAATGAAGGATCTTGAACAAGATCCAAACAAAGGGCCTACCAATGTAACAAACGCATTGTTTGTAGGTTCTACAGCGGAGTTATCAAAATTAATCAAGAATCAAAATAAAGATGATAATTTTTCTACAGGGAAGTATTAAAAGATGATCATTCAAACGAAGAAAAGAACAATAATAAAACTACAACTTTTAGAGATTAATAGTTTAGATTAAATAGATTTTTGGATTATTCTAGACAAAAACTAATCCCAAAAGATTTTGAAACATTGTTTAAAGATTTTATGATTTACATCTAATTTATATTTCTTAGGATTTTCAATGTGCGCCCAGTTTTGCGTCAACCTCATAGATATCTTGAAGACTATAAATACC